AAGATATGCAGATACAGGAAAAATCCGCGCGATGGAAAGAATTGCACCGGAGCGCGTAACGATTACAACTAACGGCATGGGATACGAAGTGAACTTCTATTCTATTGACGGAATGTACGTCGATCCGAATGATCTTGTCGTATTCGCCGGAAACGATGAAGGATTACTCTCTCGCGCTGGTCGTACAATCCGCGCAGCTGCCGCACTAGAAAAAGCGGCGATGGATTTCGCTATCGATCCAATTCCACAAATGATTCTCAAATCAAATGGCACATCTTTGCCAGCCGATCGCGTTGCAAAATTACTTTCAGCATTCGGAGCACGTCGAAAGAAATCCGTGGTCTATCTGAATGCAGACGTCTCAATGGAGACAATGGGCTTCGATCCAAAATCAATTCAGCTCAATGAAGGCAGAAACTACGTCAGTTTAGAGCTCTCACGCGCTTGCGGAATTCCGGCATATTTCACAGACTCACAGCAATCGAGCTTCACATACTCCAACGCTCTTGACAAAAGGCGCGATCTCGTCGATTTCGCTTTTAGAAATTACATGAGCATAATCGAGCAGCGTCTTTCATTCCAAGACTTCACATCACTTGGCAACGAAGTGAAATTCGATCTCGATGACTTCTTGCGTGGCAATCCACACGAGCGCGCGCAAGTGTACGAAATACTCAACAGAATCGGCGCGATGAGCGTTGAAGAAATCAGAGAAGAAGAGGATATGCTGCTATGAAGCTAACTACACCAATGACGATCACAGCTGCGGATTCGGAAACTCGAATCATCAGTGGACGCATCGTTGCATTCGAAGAGCCAGCCAATGCTTCAACCGGCAAAGTCGTCTTCGCAAAAGGATCAATCAAGCCATCACCGGTCAAGCTCAATCTTGAACACGATCGCACTCGACCAATTGGCAAGACTCTCGATATGACTCTCAATGAGAATTCAATTGACGCAAGCTTCAAAATTTCAAACACGACAGCCGGATCAGACGCAATCGCCGAAGCTATGGATGGACTCCGCGACGGATTCTCCATCGAATTAGCAGTGGACGAATATGTCATGGAAAAAGATGGCACTATGCGCGTTCTCATGGGCGAGCTCACAGGCGTCGCACTTGTCACAGAGCCAGCCGTGCGATCTGCAAGAGTCTCTGACGTCGCAGCTACAGAGGGCGAAGAAGAAGCCACCGAAGATTCTGACTCCACCGTGGAGCCGGATGCAATACCAACAGAAGGAGACGAAGTGGAAAACACCGTCACAGACACTTCAACCGTGGAGACGGTCGAAGCCGCTCAGTCAGTTACAGCCAACTCAAAGCCATCCGGCGGATTTACATCAAAGCCACGCATCGAGCTAACAGCTGCGAAGTATCTTGAAAACAAAGTGCAAGCTGCACTCGGTTCAGAAGATGCACGTCAATACGTTCTCGCAGCTGACAACACCACTGACAATGCTGGTCTCGTACCAACACGTCAGCTTTCAGAAGTTATCAACGGACTTTCAACATCAATCCGACCAAGCATCGAAGCAATTTCACGCGGCGCACTTCCAGACGCTGGCATGACTTTCGAAATTCCGAAAATCACCGTAGCTCCGGCCGTGGGAGTTGTCGCTGAAGACGCACAATTCACAGACACAGATCAGAACTCAGCATTCCTATCAGTGGACGTCAAGAAATTTGCTGGGCAACAAAAATTCTCAGTTGAATTGCTGACCCGCACTAGGCCACTCTTTTATGATGAATTACTCAGAAACATGGTTGCAGCAATGGCAAAGGCGCAAGACGCTTACGCAAACGCACAGTTAGTTGCAGGCGCAACTGCTGACGCAACAGGAATCACAACATACCCAACGGCTGCTGAGTTGCTTGGTGTAATCGCACGCGGTTCAGCAAGCGTTTATGCTGCAACTGCTGGTCTTGCGAATCCATTTGCACGCAACATTTTGGTGAACACTTCACAGTGGTCGAACCTAATGTCACTCAATGATTCAGGTCGTCCGATCTACAACGAAGTAACAAACCCAATGAATCAGCCAGGAATTGCAACACCTGGTTCACTTCGTGGACGCGTTGCTGGTCTTGATCTATACGTCACTGCAAACACTGCTGCGACAACAGATACAGACGATTCAATCATGATCATCAACCCTGACGCATACACATGGTACGAGGGAACTTCATACCAGTTGCGTGCAGAATCAACTGCTGACGGTTCAATCACAGTCGGCGTTTATTCATTCGGCGCAGTTGCGACAAAGATCGCAGCGGGCGCATTTGGTGTGAATAAGTCGTAATCGACAAAAACTAATCATGCGGCGGGTTCTCCCGATCTCGCCGCAGCCGATCGAAAGGAAACGGACATGCCAGCCATTGTCACTGCGAGTCAATTGCGTACGGTGCTTGGCGTGTCCGTTTCACTTTATTCAGACAGTTACCTGGACGAAATCATCAACACCGCCGAAGCCGTTATTTTGCCCATGTTGGTTGCAAACACTTCGGCAATTCAGTCTTACAAACTAGAGTCAAACGTCGCTTATTTTTACACTGAGCGCAATCACCATTTTGTGGCAGGTCAATCAGTCATTGTGACTGGTTTGCCAGCACCGTTCACCGCAACACATACAATCGTTACCGCAACGCCTTATTCGTTCACCGCTGCATTGACTTCGTCAAATGTCACATTGCGCGAGATCATTCCAATGGGCACGGCAACACTTCAGGGCTATTCCGCAGCTGATCTATACGCAACCAGCGCACCAATCGAATCTGCAATTTTGGCAGTCAGCGTCGAAGTCTTCCAGTCACGAGTTGCAGCAGGCGGTCAGATCGAAGGCGTCGATTTTGCCAGCACGCCTTATCGCATGGGTCGCAGTTTGACCAACCGCGTGTCAACATTGCTTCAGCCATTTTTGGACGTCGAAACGGTCGTTCAATAAATGCCAGCCAACGCAGTTTCGGAAACCCGCGCAACCTTAGCCAACGCCTTTTCATCACTTTCGGCGACTTGCTACGCGTCCGTTCCTGAATCACCAATCCCACCAGCCATTGTCATTGTGCCTGATTCGCCGTACATGGAAGTTGTGCTAATTGGTAAAGGTTCGACAAAGGTCAAGATCAATTTTGCAATCACTGCCATTGTTGCTTCAAATAGCAACGCAGGGTCACTGGACAACCTGGAAAAACTCATCATAGGAATTCTTGCGGCAATGCCCGCAGGATACGTCGTGGGCGTTGTTGAAAAGCCAACGGTGTTGGAAGTAGGACAAAGCCCAATGCTGGTTGCTGACATCAATGTTTCGACTTACTACACTCAAACAAACTAGGGGACAAAATGCCAACGACAATCATTACGGGTCGCGATTTAGTCGTGACCATTGCCACAGTCAACTACGACGCGCAGGCGACCAGCGCAGTGCTTGCAAATAGCCCAACCGTTGAGACTTACCAAACACTTGACGGCAAGGCTTACAAGCACATTGACGACCAGTGGACATTCGACATTTCAATGCTTGCAGACTGGGGTGCTTCGGGTTCATTGTGCGAAGCACTATGGACTGCATGCGAAACTGCGCCAAACACAGTTTTGGCGGTTTCATTGACTGCCGTGACTGGTGCGGTCTTTACATTCAACGTCATGCCAGTATTTCCAGCAGTCGGCGGGGCAGCACCTGACGCGCAGACCGTTGACCTATCATTCATAGTGGTGGGAACACCTACTGAAAACTTCAGTTAATCACTAACAATCGGGAGACAAAATGAAGTTACCAATAACAATTGAATACAATAACGGCGACCAAATCACCTACACGGCAGCACCGCCTGAATGGGTGAAGTGGGAAAAGCAAACGGGTCACACCATTGCCCAGGCGCAGGAAAAAATCGGAATTTCCGATCTTGTTTTCCTTGCCTATCACGCCATGAAGCGAGAAGCAGCTGGCAAACCAGTCAAGCCAATCGAAGCATGGACGGAAACCATTTCCGAAGTGATCGTCGGTGAAGCAAACCCAAAAGTTACCCAGTCGGAAGCCTAAGTCGAATCGTTTGGGAGATAGCCCTGGCAACGGGGTTATCCCCAAATGACTTCGTAAGCGCGGAAGACATTTTGACGGTCATTGAAATTTTGGAAAGGCGGGCAAATGGCAACTGACGCGATCAGTTACGACAAAGCGGAATTGCGCGCCATTGTCCGATCATTCAAAGCAATGGACGAAGAAGCAACCGATCAAGCCAAAGAAGCAACCAGCGCGCTTGCAACATGGGTGCGTGGCAAGATAGTTGACGCCGCAGGTCGTACAAACAACCGTTTGGATAACCGCGTTGCTGAAGGTTCAAAGGTTTCAAAGTCTTCAAAAATTGGTGAAATCAGTTTTGGTTTTGCTGGTCAAAAACTAACTGGCGGCGGTACAACCCAACAATTGTGGGGCGGTGCTGAATTTGGTTCGAACCGTTTGAAGCAATTCCCAGTGTGGTCAGGTCGCGAAGGTCGGGGTTCACGCGGCTGGTTTATTTACCCAACACTTCGAAGCGTTCAGCCTGAAATCGTACGCCGTTGGGAAGAATCTTTTTCAAAGATAGTTAGGAAGTATGACTAATGGCTGGCAGTCGCACCCTTAAACTTTCGATACTTGGTGACGTTGACAATCTCAACAAATCGCTGAAAACTGCAACCGCTGACGTTGAAACCTTCGGCGACAAAATGGGCAAGGTCGGCAAGGCAGTCGGTGCGGCGTTTGCCGCCGCTGCGGTTGCTGCTGGTGCTTATGCGATCAAAATTGGTGTTGACGGCGTCAAGGCTGCGCTGGAAGACGAAAAAGCCCAGCGCATTCTTGCACTTACATTAGAAAACACAACAAAGGCAACAAAGGCACAAATCGCAGCCGTTGAAGATTACATCACTGAAACTTCACTTGCCACGGGTGTGACTGACGATCAATTGCGCCCAGCATTGTCGCGTTTGGTTCGATCGACGAAAGACACCGAAGAAGCACAAAAGTTGCTTAGTTTGGCGTTGGACATTAGTTCGGCGACGGGCAAACCGCTGGAAGCAATCGCCAATTCGTTAGGCAAAGCATACGACGGGAACACGAACGCCCTGGGCAAATTAGGTTTGGGCATTGACCAATCCATTTTGAAAACAAAAGATTTCAACAAAGTTTATGAATCACTTCGAACATCATTTGCAGGATTTTCAGCGCAAGAAGCAAACACGTTTCAAGGTCGATTAGATCGTTTGAATGTTGCGTTTGACGAAGCAAAAGAAACAGTCGGTTTTGCATTGCTGCCAATACTTGAAAAACTAATTACATTTATTAACGACAATGCGCTTCCGGTGATCAAAGCATTGTCCGACGGTTTTAGTCTTACGAGCAGTGACGGTTTTGGAAAAGTTGTCAAAGACGTTGCGTCAACAGTAACCGCAACCGTGGAACCAATTTTCAATGCGTTGGTTGGTGTGTTTGGAAAACTTAAAAAAATCATTGAAGACAACAAAGAAAGTTTTCAAGCATTTTGGGACGTTATCAAATACGTTGCACCGCTAATCGGTAAAGCAATCGGCGCGGCAGTTTCAGTTGTTGGCGACATTGCTGAAGTTGTTTTGACAGTTATTTCAAAAGTTTTGGGTGCAATCAAACCATTGCTTAACACTGCCATTGACGGAATCAATGCGGTAATCAAGGGTTACAACGCGGTTCAGTGGGGTAAAGACGTTCCGTACATTCCGAAAATCGGCAGCGGTTCGGGTTCGACTGCCACGGGCGCATTGGGCAATTTCAGCATGTCAACAGGTTCGACAATGACAACCAGCGGTGGAATCACTGCTGGAACGGGCGGCACTGGAACAAGCGGTGTGACGGGCGGCGGTAGCACAGGTTTGACGACTGGTGGCAGCGGCGGTTCAACAGGTGGGGTTGCGACAGTTGCCAAAAAAGCGGCTGAAGCAATCACCAACATTGCAGGCGCGTTCGATAACTTTACCAGCGGCACGACAACCCTTGCGGGTATTGAAGCGGCTTCAAATAAGGCGTTTGCGTTTGGCACTTCAGGCGTCAACACCAATACGCTGGCAGGAATCCTTGCGGCTTCAGCCCAACCGAACATCAACATTACGGTCAACGGTGCAATGGACAAAGAAGGCACTGCACGCACAATCGTTGACACGTTGAACAATTCCTACTATCGCGGCACAGGTGGCGCAACTAACCTGCAAATAGCATGACGCAGTGGTCACCCATTTGGAAAGTTGAAATTGACGGGGTTGAATACACAAACGCGGTTTTGGCTAATCTCAACATTCAAAGTGGTCGAAGCAACATTTACGAACAAGCGCAGGCGGGTTACGCCAACATTCAATTGATCGACGTCAATCAGGTGGCAATCCCAGTTGCAATCAATTCGACGATTTCAATTCAGGTCAAAAATACGTCGAACACTTTTGTCCCAATCTTCGGTGGCAATGTCGTGGACATTGGGTTGGAAGTGCGCGACGTAGGTTCAACCATGTTTACGCAAACGTATTCGATCACGGCATTGGGTGCATTGGCGCGTTTGCCAAAATCCTTGACCAATGGTGTGCTTTCAAAAGACTTCGACGGTAATCAGATTTACACGATACTTTCAGACCTTTTGCTTAACACTTGGGCAGAAGTTCCAGGGGCATTGACCTGGGCAACCTATGACCCAACAACAACCTGGGCAACGGCTGAAAACATTGGGTTGGGCGAAATTGATCAACCAGGTGACTACGAATTGGCAGCGCGTACAACGAACCGAACCGACGTTTATTCATTGGTTTCAGCGTTGGCAACTTCAGGGCTGGGCTACATTTACGAGGACGCCCAGGGGCGCATTTCCTATGCCGACGCCACACACCGCAGCCAATACCTTTCAAACAATGGTTACGTTCAAATAACTGCCAACCAGGCGCGCGCAGCAGGTTTGCGCACTGAAACCCGTGCAGGTGACGTTCGAAACAACTTAACAATCAAATACGGGGCAACCAGCAGCAGCGAACAATCTGCCAGCAACGCTGCTTCAATTCTTGCTTACGGCACACTTTCCCAAATCATCACGACAACACTTCACAATGCGGCTGACGCAACCGCCCAGGCAAATTTTTATTTGGCACTTCGGAAAGATCCGCAGCCAATTTTTAGTGAGATTACCTATGACCTGACCAACCCTGAAGTGGACAACGCAGACCGCGACGCACTCATTGGTGTTTTCATGGGGCTACCGTTGGCAATCAATGATCTACCGTCAAACATGGGGTCGATCTTTCAGGGCTTCGTCGAAGGCTGGACATTCCGTGCGGGTTACAACACCCTTTCGGTTTCGCTTAATCTTTCGCCCGTTGCTTATTCATTGCAGGCATTGCAGTGGGACGAAATTTCCAATTCATTTATCTGGTCGGGCGTGTCGCCAACGCTTGACTGGGCGCGTGCAACAATTATCACCTAAGAAGGAGAAAAACCTATGACGAACCCGACTACCCCCTTTTCGTGGCAAATGCCGACGGCGAGTGACCTTGTCACGGACTTGCCAGCAGATTTTGAAGTTTTCGGTCAAGCCGTTGCAACATCAATGGCTGATTTGCTTGGCGGAACAACTGGTCAAGTTTTGTCGAAAGCGTCAAATACCGACATGGATTTCACTTGGGTTGCCCAAGACGATTCAAACGCGATTCAGAATTCAATCGTTGACGCAAAAGGTGATTTGATCGCTGCAACGGCAAACGACACACCAGCACGCCTAGCAGTAGGAACAAACGGTCAAGTTTTACAAGCGGATTCAACCGCTGCAACGGGTTTAAAATGGGCAACACCAGCAGTTTCCGCAAGCGGATTAAATCTCATCACACCAACAAGCATTGCCAACAGTGGCGGAAGTGCATCATTAACGGGCGCATTGACAAGTGCTTCAGCAGTGACATCAGTGTCAGTCAATGGCGTATTTACTAGCACATACACAAATTACATGGTTGTTGTTTATGAAGTAACAACAGGAAACTCACAAGCGGTGAACATGCGTTTGCGTGCTTCAGGAACGGACACATCAGGAACGAGTTACAAATACGGTCAGTCTTATACCCTTTATACAGGCACTGCGGGTGCTGGTGGTTCAAATGGTGGTTCATCTTTTGACGTAACTGGTTCAACTGCAACAGGCGACAATTCTGCAATCGTTTACATGACAAATCCCCAGGCAGCAAAGAACACAAGTTTTTTTGCCAATGCGGTTAGATACGACGCCGCTGGATTTCAGGCTGGTCGCTTAGAAAATACAACACAATACGACGGATTCACTTTATTCGTTGGCGGCAGCAACGTAACACTCAAAGTTCTTGTTTATGGAATTGCAAACTAGGGGGAAATCATGGCTGACATAATCGAAACATACGCAGACGGAACAATTGTTGAACGTGATTTCACTGCTGAAGAAAAAGCACAAAATGCAAAAGATTCAGCCGAAGCGGAAGCAAGAGAAGCGGCAAAAATCAAAGCCAAAGCAGACCGTGAAGACGCGCAAGCAAAACTTGCTGCATTGGGTTTAACAACAGACGACTTGAAAGCGTTGGGGTTGTGAGCAATTATCCTGACGGCACAAACGCACGCCTAATCGAAGTTGCAGCAGGTGAAGTCGGCACAATCGAAGAAGGCGACAACCTGACAAAGTACGGCAAATTTACAAAAGCCGACGGTTTGCCCTGGTGTGGCAGTTTTGTCAATTGGTGTGCAAACGAAGCGGGCGTCAAAATTCATTCAGTTGTTGGCACGGCGCAAGGCGCACACAAATTCAAAGAAATTCAACGTTGGTCAGGCATGCCGCAATTGGGATACCTGGCATTCATGGACTTTCCACATGACGGCGTTGACCGCATTTCACACATTGGAATTGTTGTCGGACTGATCGATTCAAAGACATGTTTGACGATCGAAGGTAACACCAGCGGGACAGGCGACCAGCGCAATGGCGGCATGGTTATGGTGAAGGTTCGTTCATACGGTGAAGGCAAGGAAATTGTCGGTTTCGGCATTCCAAAGTTCGTACCGTATAAGGGAGAATTTCCAATCGTTGAAATGCCAAAGTCGGCAGCAAAACCAACAAAGGAGAAAAAATGGAACAAGCCAAAGCCCTAGCCGCGTCGTGGGGTAGAAGTTTTATGGCAGCAGCACTTGCCTTATACATGGCGGGTGTTACTGACCCAAAGACCCTTGCAATGGCAGGTGCAGCAGCAGTTGCACCAGTTGTTTTGCGCTGGTTAAATCCAAACGACAAAGCCTTCGGTTCTACGGGGAAGTGAACCGACGATTCGCGGCGGCAGGGTTGGTTTGGGCACTTGCACTAATCCTGACCGCTTGCGGGTATCAAGGTTGGACACGTTATGAATGTCAAGAATTCGACAACTGGTCAAAAGCGCATTGCCAAAAACCGCAGTGTATCCCCACTGGAACATGCACTGACGACCTACTTGGAATTGAATCGAAACAGACCCGCACGCCGTAAGTCACCCGAGGAAATCCACGCACAACTGATTTTGATAATTGGTTCAACCCTTGCAGCGGTGTTTTTGATCGTAACCCTGGGAATCACTTATGCGCTTATTTTTGTCACACAACCAGTCAGCGCGCAAGCACCAAACGACGCTGCATTTATCGACCTTTTGAAAACCCTGGCAATTTTCCTGACTGGTTCATTGGGCGGGGTACTTGCTGGCAATGGATTGAAATCCAAGCCAAAGCCCGGGGACACGCCGACAAACACGCAAGGTTCTTGACCGCGGGTCGATCATGCGTCACCCTGATCACAGGTGGTAGTCGTTACTGCCTAGAATCGGGAGAATTCAAAATGGTACTTGATCTACTTGACCCAGCAACATTGGGTCGTTTGGTTGGCATTGTTTGCCTAATGATTTTGGCAGCAGCGGCAGGTTATGCAAAAGGGTTTAAAGAAGGCAAGCGCGAAGGCATGGCACGCCGTAAAGCAATGGTTCGTCACATTGCAAACAAGGCGGTGAAATAATGGGATTCCTGGACAATTATGAAGCAAGCCGCGAAAGACTTGAACGCTGGTTGGTAACATACAAAAATGGACGAATTGAAACACGCATTGTTGAATTCAGTGCTGAAAAAGGTTATGTCCTAGTTGAAGCAAAAGCGTTTCGAAATCAGGAAGACACACAACCAGCGGCAATCGATTATGCCTACGGTTACCAGGGTGCGTATCAACCAAACATGAAGCGTTGGTTCGTCGAAGATACAGTTACCAGCGCAATTATGCGTGTGCAGCAATTGGTCATGGGCGGCGCGGAACGAAGCACCAAAGAAATCATGGCGCAGGTTGAAACAACGCCCGCAAAAATTGCCAACACTGACACAACATACGATTACTGGACAACCAAACACGGCGACGTGCCTAGTTACAAAACCGCAGGGGAAGCCGAACAATCGGGAATTCCGTCATTGGGTTCAAGCATGGACGAAATCGCAAAACAATTGGGCGGTCAGTTAGTCGAAGAAGCACCAAAATGCGTACACGGTCACCGTATTTGGGCAACAGGAAAGAAGAAAAACGGTGAAGACTGGGGCGCGTATCGCTGCACCGAAAAGAATCGGAACGAACAGTGCCAGCCAATTTGGTACGTTTTCGGGTCAAATGGTAAGTGGCGCGCACAATGAGCGATTACGTCGAATTGATCAATCCGCAAACCCGCGTTTGCAAACTGCTCAAAAACGGTGAAGTTGTTGCAGAATACAAAATGGAACAATGCGACAAATGTTCAATGCTTGCCAAAGTTGACGAATTTGGTTATCAGCGCGGTCAAGCGGGCGAAAAACTTTTGTGGTTTTGTGGTGGTTGTCGGTGAAAATGACACTTACCAGGCATGAAGAATTTGCATGTCACGAAGCCGCGTTGGCATTAGCCAAAGAAAACAAAGACTATTGGGAATGGAAGGAAGGCAGTTACACGCCCGAAAAGTCATTTCACGATCAGATAGCGCAGGACGCTCATTCAATTGGCAGCGAATGGGTTGTTGCAAAATACCTGGGTTATGAATTCAACCCGTTCGAACAAAAGGGTAAAGTCAAAGCGGACGTTGGCAGCCATTTCGAAGTTCGTTGGACTAAGTACGTTGCAGGGCAGTTGATTATTCATGAGTATGACCGCCCAAACGACGTGGCAATCCTGGTGACGGGAGAATCACCACATTTCTTCATTGCAGGGTGGATTCCCATTGTCATGGCGCAAAAACCACGGTATCGACATAGTAAGCAACCTAATTGGTGGGTCACACAAATAAACCTTCAGCCGATCGAAAACTTACGGAGAAGCAATTATGGACAAAGTTCAATTTGAATGTCGTTTATGCAAGAAGAAAACCAGTCAAATCGTTGTCAAGATAACCGACCTGCTGCCGCCTGGTGTGGAAACGATTCAATGCACAGTATGCAGTTGCATGACGGTTGCACAGATAGGGACTTCAAATGCCAACGTATGAATTTGAATGCGCGGTGTGCAAAATCCGTGTTGAGGTGGATAAGTCAATCCATGAGGAACGGGACGCACAATGCTGCGGGCAATCAATGAATCGACGCTATTCAGCACCAGGCATTTCGTTCAAGGGTAAGGGTTGGGGACACCAATGAGTTATCCACAGAAGTTATGCACAGGTGCAAAAAGGTTGTGGGACACGCCCAAAACCATGCGGAAAGTTTGCTTAGACTTGCGCGGGGGGTGTACGCTTGACGCATACAACAACACCACGCATTTGGTGGTT